CCAAGTGCGATAAACATACAACCTTGGAAGAGATCTCTTTCAGTAATGTATTGAAAGAATACTCTTAACGGGAGGGCTGTAAATAAATGTCAGTTAATGACGACATCAATTACATTATAAATAACCTATCCTCAATGGAAGAGAGCAGGACATCCGAAATAATTGAACAAGTATTCGAAATAAACAAAATATATGACAGGAAATTCCTACTAATAGAGGAGGTGCTTAAAGATATAATAAATCAAATAGAGAAGTTCACAGAAATATCTGATAACAACAACAGGAGTTTCGTTTCCCTGTATGAGTTGAATATAAAGCAGTTTGAAAAAATATACGCTGAATTGGAATCACTTAAGGACAAAACCAATAACTAAAACAGGAAGGTATTCGATATGCCCGAGGAAAACAATGAAGTGTTTTACGTTTGCTCTTGTTATGGGGAGTCTATACAGCTTAGTGATTGGAGGGCTGTATACCCAGAAGATAAAACCAACATGAATATTGACGACGATCTAATTATCAGCATCTGGTCTCAGGGGGTAAGGCGCAACCATAAGAGGGGCTTCTTCAGAAGGCTCAGGCTTGCATTTAGATTTGTCATTAGCGACAACCTGTATTCCGATGAAATTATACTGAGCAAACATAATGCCATCAGCATGGCTAATTGGATTTACGATAGGTACTATGAAATCCCTAGTCTCTCAGAGTTGAACGCTGTTCCTTCTGAGCAAGTATACGAAACACTCTCTGAATATTTTACCGAGGGGTTGCCAGGAAATGATAGGATACAAGGTTGAGCAAGGAGGAGATGATTCAGGAGAAGTCCCGGTAAAGGAGGTAAATTATCTATAATGCAAAAAGTTGTAGAAAGTATATATTGTAAAGAATGCAGGAAAGAAACTAAACATATGTTTGTCGGTAAAAATGTACCGCCACAGATTATGTGGAAATGTAGTGAATGCGGTTGGTATAACGATAAAAAGGGGGGGCAAGATGGGTCTAAAGGAAGACGTTAAGAAAGGCAAGATTTCTATTGATGAAGCCCTTGAAACTGCTAGGGATTATCATGGTGGCATAAGGGGCTGGCTTATAGGGTTCAAGAAATCACTAAAGAAGAACCCTGTACATAAAGGTAGAAAAAGGAAAAAGGATAAAGGAAGGAACTTTAGTCTTTAGACGTTGGGTCTGGTAGAGACTCCTTAAATTCTACATCTATAGTTTTTATATTTGAGGATTTAAAAAGAATGTCTTCTATCTCTCTGAGTATGTCATTGGTTGACTCTGGCATATTCATTTCGGTGTGTTTAACTTCTATATAGAGGCCAACTGTCTTACCAAGCAACTCTAGAGCCTTTAATCTAGAGGATGGGGTAGTGTCATATCCCCGCTGAGACTCTTCCATTAACCTATTTTCTACATAGTTACGGGTGTTTATCGAATCTACTTGTCTCTTTGACTCTATTACCTTTATTTCTTTATCCAGATATGCCTTAATATGGGGTTTTTTCTTTAGCTTATAGGCTTCAGAGGACATCGCCTGTCTGGACATATTTGTGCCAGGATATGCGTCCGCGTATGCATCAGCATTGGATTTAAATTTTGGATTTATTATATTCGAAACAAACCTGCGCTGCTGTTCATTTAATTCCCTGTTCTTAGTCTTTTTTTTCTTAGTTTTTCCGCCCATATTACCGTCCTTTTTAATCAGTTCGGAAGGAATTATTATATTAAATTTTTCCTCTGCTTCATCCGTCAATTAGTCCATCCTCCAGTTCCCTATGAAGTTCTTTTAACCAATTATATTAGCACATAATGGGGTAGTAATCAATGAATCAATTATAGCAAGATAGGAGTTAGTATGACAAAGGAAAGCACTAGAAATAATTATACATTATGCAAATGCCATTCTGGGAACCACAATCATACCTTTGATGCAAAATTAGTGTGTTCTAAATGTAATATTAGTTGGTCCGAATTTAATATATCAAAAACTAAGGAGGCTTGTCAGGGCCGCCGAGGTGTGCTACCGTCGGGGAAACCCCACGGAAACCGAGCGTAATTATTTAATCATATTAAGGACTCGTAGCTCAATGGTTAGAGCACCCGGCTCATAACTGGATGGTTCTCGGTTCAAGTCCGAGCGAGTCCACCATTTATTAGTATAGAGTGGAGCAAATCCTACATGATATGGAATTACAGAGTAGTCAAGGATGGTAGTAATTATACGTTAAAGGAAGTCTTCTATGAGGAAGCTATAGATGACTCCCCTGTTGAGGAATTTTCAAATGAAAATGTGATGGGGTTTTCAGATATTCATGAAATAGGATTTGATTCTAATAATTTAAAATTGGAGGGGGAATATGTAGAGGATAAGGAATCTGTAAGAGCTATAGTTAAAATGCTATACATGATGATAGATGATGTAAGGGAGTCTGATGTTATAGACTCCAATGATATTAACTTTATGGAATCAATGGAATGAAAGGTTATTATAAATGACTCGTAACAAGTCTGATGATACATTGGTATGGGAAGATATCCCGCCTAGGCAGGATTCAAGAAATCTTTGGCACACAAAGACACAGGAAATCTTGATGAGCAACCCTGGCAATTCAGCTAGGATCAAGAAGTACAATACTAATTCAAGTGCCCTTACTTCTGCTGTGAACTTGAGGAAGAGGTGGCCCTCTGAATTTGTAATTGTTACTCGCGGCAATGCTATCTATGCAACCTATTACAACGAAGAAATGGATAATTTTTAGAAAAAATAATTATTAAACAAGTGTAGAGGGTGGGGTTAGGTATAAATATATCTATCTCCACCCTCTAATTTCTAAAGGAAAATAAATGTACTCCGTAGAAAATAGAGTTGAATTCCCTGAAGGCAAGAGCTTGGAAGATTTTAACAAAGTACAGAAGGCAATCTTTACTTGTCTACAAGCTCAATTGTATGGCATTTCCCCCATAGTACCATTCCTGAAGGGGCCTCCGGCTATAGGTAAAACTGATTTCTACAGACAGATTGCAGAAATGTTTACATGGGGATACGAGGAGGTTATACTTTCTAGGTATTCAGCCGTGGAGCTACAGGGTTTGTTTGTTCCTAACCATGAGAGCAGGAGCCTTGAGCATTACCCACTAAAAAGAATAACTGGAGGTAACACTAGTAAGCCAACCATTATATTGTTCGATGAGATAACTAATGCAGAAGAAGATGTACAGGCAGCAATACAATCCGCTTTTCAGTCTAGAGTTATTGAAGGCTGTAAGGTTGATAATAATATAATGTTTGCAGCAGCAGGCAATGGATCTGAAGATGGATGCAATTCAAGGGATTTGTCAAGGGCAATGCTTGAAGGCAGACTCCTTACTATAAATTGCTATCCAGATACAGAGAGGTGGATAAATGATTTTGCAATACCCAATGAAATCAATCCATACATTGTAGGGTATATAGAATGGCAAAAGGAATCACTATATAAATTTAATCCAGACTCAGGAGAAGATGCACAACCTACCTGTAGAGGTTGGGCAAAACTAGATGCAGCACATAAGGCGGAAATGGTTTGGAATAATAATTCATATATTGATTTGGTAAAGAACTCAGAAACAGCTACAACACTGGGCGAAGGATGTATTGGAGCATCTGAATACCAGAGTTATAAGAGTTTCGTTTCACTTTCACATAAGCTTCCTTCCTTCATTTCTATATGTTCGACGCCGCTAGAGGCTAAGTTGCCAGATGGTATGGGTGAGCAGTGGGCAGTCATTTCAAATATAACATCAGAACTTAGCTATATGCAAAGAAAGAACCGGGAGCTTGAAGAGTTTGAAGTTGAAAATATATGTTCCTATGTAACTAGAATGCCTGAAGAATTTATAGCATTGGCTTGTCATTCAATAGGAAAGATAAGTGACCAAGTTAGGGACTCATCTTATTTTACTGAACTAATCAATAAGTATACCACCACTAACGAATACTAAAACAAAAAAAGGGACAAAGTAAATGTTTAATCCAGATTCGTACATAGTATTTAATGTAGAGGCTAAAGTACCAGGGAATACTGTTACTCTGAGAGATATAAAAGCACAGATCGCCGTTGATAATTCATGTGAAGCGAATTGTGTAAATGCTTATAAGGAGAAATGGGCAAAGAATCCCTTGTACAAACAAGTAGTATCCACTATAAATAAACATAGGAATATTATTTACGACAAGTCATCCCCTTGGGGTAGACGTACTGGTGAAAGAATAGCCACTAAGGAAATGTGGCTTAATGAAATAGAATCGTTGGCAGCAGAAGCTGAATCAGAAGTACAGAAGGAAGTTATGGCTTTCGTTGATAATTATGAATATGTAAAAACACAGGCAAAGGCAAGTCTAGGTTCTCTTTATATAGAAGAGGACTACCCAAAGAAGGAGGACATAAAAGATAATTTCTATATATTTATAGGCGGTGGCTCTGCACCAGATCCCAATGATAACGTAGCATTTGGGTGCCAAGAGGTTGAGAAGAGATTCAAGGAAAGAATGGAAAAGAAAATAAACAAAAACCTTGAAATAATTCTTGAAGAAATAAATGTAAAGGTTGTTGAAATAGTAGGTAGGGTTGTTGACCGACTAGAAAACTATACGATAGCAGAAGATGGTAAAGTTAAGAACGCCTTCAGGGATAGTCTAATTACGAATGCTAAGGATCTGTCTGAAATTATTAGTTACATGAATATAAATAATAACGTAGACATAGAAAAGATGAGGAGAAGGATAGCTGATAATATCTGCAAATACGAGCCGAGCGAGCTAAGGGAGTCTCCCAGTAAGAGGGAATCAATAGCTAAAGAGGCAAGGGATATACTTGTTGGTCTACCTGGAATGCAAAGTGGATAGAATCAATGGAAGATATTGAAAAAGAATTCGCAGTAATGAGTAGCAAGACTTTTGCTTGTGATTATTCTGGTGTCAATTCATACAATATTCATAAATTTAGAAATTATTTTGATGATATCAAGAAGGCTAGGGCTAATATACTTAAACACGAATCATTCGCTGGATCTGTATCTATGAATGTAGATTTCATATTGACCAATAACTACAAAGGTAAGGAGATTCCTACTGCATGTACCGATGGTAATGTAATTATAATTTCCCCTGACTACATGGAGGAAAAGTTCTTTATTGAAATACAGGCTACCATAGAGCATGAATCATGGCACATAGGATTGGCTCACCCATTTAGGGTTAAAGGTAGGGACCATAAGCTGTGCAATATAGCTGGTGATTACTCAGTCAATGGCTTGATGCTTGCAAGGTACCCACATATAATAAAATGGGGATGGCTTTACGATGAGAAATTCTCCAAGATGAGCATGGAAGCTGTATATGAAATATTGAAGAAAAAGGGCAAGGAAAGGGGTAAAGGTAAAGGAGAGGGAGAAGCTGAAGCTGAAGGTGATGGTAAGGGTGGCAATAGCAAGGGGGGGCAAGGAGACCAGGAAAATAATAATTGGAAAAATGCTGAACATGGTCAGTTTATGGAAGCAACCAACGAAGATGGTAGTCCTCTAAGTAAAGAACAATTCAGTAAGGCGCTTGAAGACCATAAGGAATTCATCAGTGTAACTAAATCAATATCTAAGAGTTGTGGGTTTGAAACTGGGGGAGAGAAGGATAGGCAAATAGATAAAGTTATTTCACCCAAGGTAAATTGGGAAGTTCTTATATCTAGATTCGTTTCAAAGAACGGCAGAAGGACAGGAATGAATCCTATGAAATTCTCCAGGCAAAAGCTTAAGCATGGCATATATTATCCAGATGACATAAGGAGTGGAGACATAAATCTAGGTATGGGATTTGATGTGTCGTCATCTATGGACAAGGACTCCCTCGATATGCTGGCATCATGCATGGAGAATATAAGGAAAAGAAACAATATAAAAACCATAACCATACTGCCATTTAATACTAGGGTAATATGGGATTCTATAAAGATCGTAAAAAAGGGAGAAAAGATTCCTAAAAGCTTTCGAGGGTGGGGAGGAACTAGATTCAGCCCTGTATTTGATTGGTTCAACGCACAAGATAAGAAACCTGATATGGTTATTATCTTTACAGATTTGGGATCTAGCGATTACGGTAAAAAGCCAGACTACCCTGTAATGTGGGCTTCAAGCTACCCAGTAGTATCATATACATCTTACACAAACAAGCCACCCTTTGGCAATGTTGTAGAAATAGAGCCAAGGGAAACCTAGAGTATATTAAATCCCCCCCATTTTTTCGTCAACCTTTTCCGATACATCATTTAGGTTCTGCATATTTAAATTTAGATTTACACCAGCTAACGGATCTGAATATTGTCCTGTATCTATACAAAAATTTATCCTATTAGATCCAGTCTTGCCAAAGTGTGGGAATCTACTTTTCCAATTTGTTATTAATGATGAACCGTCCTCTATTCTGCTTATAGTTATACCAACGTCAGCTATGTTGTAAAAATCAGCACTCCCGCTAACATCATAACCTGTAGGTATGCATGGTCTTCCTATTTCTTGAAACATTTTTCTCGGATGCGCTATCAGGAACACAGTTATCCCGTATTCCATTGATAAGTTCTTTAATTTCTTTAGTATATACCTTATATTATTAAGGCTTGCTTCTTCATTGTTACCACTATTTTTTGTTATCATATTGTAGGGATCAACTATCAATCCGTTTATACCCTTCCTTAAAACCGAAGCAATCGCTCCTTCGCATATAGTATCTATGTCTGTATCTTCTGTCTCTATTATAACAAAATGGTCGTCTACCCAACCTATTGATTTCTTTACATCTTCTGGACTCATGCCACCACTACCACGGAATGGTTTACCATTATATATAGAGCATAAACTTGAAACTAACATAGTCGGTGGCATTTCAGCAGACCATACTGCAAATTTCTGTTCATCCCTTATAGCTAATTTGGTAGTCAACCAACTTAACCATGAAGATTTTCCGCTACCTGGTATACCAGTAACAACTACAAAGGAACCGGGGCAAGCATTAAATAATTCGTCAATGGGGAGTATCCCAGTACCAGTGCCTACTGTAGGCCCTTCGTTATGGTATTTAAGAACGTGACCTTCATATT